ATGCAGATAGTGATGCTATTGATGAACAGGATAGACTTGATACTATAATTGAGGAAACAGATGTGTATTCAAGACTTCTTGAAATGGCAGAAACGGGAGCGGCATTAGGTGGAGCTTATCTCAAAGTTAATTGGGATACAGATTTTAAACCTTATCCTATTCTTTCAGTAGCACAACCCGACAATGCTATTCCAGAGTTTAAGTGGGGATTTTTGCAAAGAGTTACATTTTTTAAGACTATTGCAAGGAAAGATAGTAATGTAAGATATAGACTATTAGAAATACACGAAAAAGGTAGAATACTTAATCAACTATATAAGGGATATAGAAACGATTTAGGCCAACGCATTTCGTTGGATAGTATGGAGCAAACAGCAGGTATGGAAGATGAAATATTGACAGGGATTGATGATTTAACTTGTAGATATATTCCTAACAAAAAACCTAATCGTTTATGGCGTGGCTCTGATTTAGGCCAATCTGATTATTCTGGAATAGAAGGAATAATGGATGGCATTGATGAAGCGTGGACAAGTTGGTTAAGAGATTTAAGATTAGCAAGGGCAAGAATTGTTGTGCCAGATTATATGCTGCAAAAAGATAACAATAATGGCTTTTATTTTGATATAGATCAAGATGTATTTACACAAGTTAATATGGGCCCAGCTTCTAGTGATGAAACTCCTTCGATTGAGCCAATACAATTCGACATTAGAGCAGAAAAGCATAGAATGACTATTGAAAATCTTATGAAACAGGCGTATAGTTTAGCAGGGTTTTCACCTAGTACATTCGGTATGGATGATAGCGGTGGTGCTATTACAGCAAAAGAAGTCAAAGCAAGAGAAGGAAAAACATTCAAGACTAGAGGAAAGAAAGCTAAATATATTAAATCAGCATTAGAAGAAATACTATATATTATGCTCAAGATAGATGCTGAAAAGTTTGGCACAGCTAATGGAAAGTATAAGCCACAGGTTGATTTGAAAGATAGTATACAAACTGACCCACTTGAAAAAGCTGAAAGTTTGCAGAAGTTAGAGCAAGCATCTGCTATAAGTATTGATACTAAAGTTAGAGAGTTACATCCTAACTGGACAGAAGAACAGATAGAAGCAGAAGTTAATCGCATAATGGAAGAAAAAGGGATGTCGGTTAATAGTCCTACTGAAATGGTGTGATTAAATGAATGAAAAAGAAATATCAGAAGTACGCAGAGTATATGCTCAAGCTGAAAGGGATTTGATAAGCAGAATAGCTAATAGGTTAGAAAAAGATAAAACAGCAACTATTGCACAATGGGAAGTTATGAAATTAAGAGAGTTGCGGACAATGAATAGAGGAATTGAAACTCAAATTGTTAAGAAACTAAGGAACTTCAACGAAAAAGAGTTAGGTAAGTTAATTGAGAAAGCTTATAAAGAAGGCTCTGATAAAACAGTTGCCAGTTTAAATAAAGTTATGTCAGCGAGTGATGTTAAGTCAAAATTAATCAACTCTGATATAGAAACTATCGAAGCATTAACGAAAGCGTATAAAGACAATATGAATAGTACACTTAATCGCATTATAAGGCAGACAGATGACGTTTACAGACAAGCAGTTAGGAAAGGGGTGGAATATACTACAACAGGTGCAGGTACACGCTTAGAAGGTGCACAGAAGGTTATAAATGAGTTTGCTAATCGTGGCGTAAGTGGATTTAGAGATTCAGCAGGTAGGAGTTGGAATCTTAACACTTATGCAGAAATGGCAACTAGAACAACGGTGAGTAATGCACAAGTGGAAGGCAATATTAATAGACTTAAGCAAAATGATATTAACCTTGGTGTAGTATCAGCTCACGCAGAAAGTTGTCCAATCTGTGATCCGTGGGAAGGGCAAGTATTAGCTTTGAATGATGCTGCACAAAGAGAAACTGATTATCCTACTGTTGCAGATGCAAAAAATGCGGGATTATGGCATCCTAATTGCTCTCATAACTTAACAGCATATATTCCTGGATTAACAGAAAAGCCAGAGCCAGTTGAGGGCAAGGAAACATATGAAGACAGACAACAACAGAGATATTTAGAGCGTGGCACTAGGAAATGGAAGCGTAGGAAAAATGGTGCTATGACAGATAAGGAAAAACGCATTGCTGATGCAAAAGTGTCAGAATGGCAAGAAAGACTAAGAGAATTTACAGACGAAACTGGTAGACGTAGGAAATATGGTAGAGAAGCAATTGAACAAGCTAGATAACATTCGTCGCTACGACGTTAAGTAGTAAAAATAATAGGAGGAATTAAAATGGCAGAAGAAAAAGAAGAAAAAGTTGAGCAAGAAGAAGTTGAAGAAAATGTTGAGGAAACATCAGCAGAAGATGTAAAAACTGAAAAGGAAGATGAATCTCAACAGAAAGAAGCGACAGTTCCTTATGACAGATTTCAGCAGGTTATTGAAGAAAAAAATGAGTATAAGAATAAGTTGGAGAATTTACAGAAAGATTTAGAAGAAATGGAAGACCCAGAAAAAATCAAAGAGAAGTATAAGGAACAATTAGAAGAAGTCAAACAAAAGACTATCAAAAGTAAAAAAGAGTATGCTCTTAAAACTAAAGCACTTGAAGAAGGCGTACGCAAAGAAGCATTAGATGATATTGTAAAAGTTGCTGATTTAGACAAATTAAAGTATAACGAAGAAAATGAAGAAATTATAGGTGTTGATGATTTAGTCAATAATTTAAAAGAAAATAAAAGTTTCTTTTTTGAGAAAAATGAAGAAGAAGCCAGCAAAGCAGGCAATGATTTTAAAGGTAATGATCTTGACAAAGATGAACAAAGACAGTTAAAGAAATTTTTTGGTATTAACAACAAATAGGAGGAATTTTAAATGGCTAACACAATTAATTATGCAGAAAAGTATGTACCGTTACTAGACGCTAAGTACAAACAGGAAAGTAAGACATCAGTATTGGATATTGACAATGATTTACTTAGAGAAAGCGAAATGGCTAACACAGTTTACATTCCTAAGATGACAATTGATGGATTAGGTGATTATGACAGGTCAGCAGGTTACCCAGAAGGTGCTACTACTTTTGAATGGCAATCACATACATTGACACAAGACAGAGCAACCGAATTCAATGTTGATAGAGTAGATAATCAGGATACACTTGATATGGCATTTGGTAGATTGTCTGGAGAATTCATTAGACTGCACGTTGCTCCAGAAGTTGATGCTTACAGATTTGCCCAAATGTCAGCTAGCGCTAATAACGTAGTTAATGCTGATATTGATAATACTGACACAGTAGAAGCAATTGATACAGCTATTGCTACAATGGATAATGCAGAAGTGCCAGCAGAAGGCAGAATATTATTTGTAACACCAACAGTTTATAAAAATATCAAACAATCCGATCTCTTTGATAGAGATTTTGTTAATATTGGTGATATGAGTTTTGATGTATTTGACAATATGCCAGTCGTGAAAGTGCCACAGAGTAGATTTTATACTGGTATTACTCTTAATGATGGTTCTTCTGATTTTGGATATGCAGCTACAACTGGTGGAACAGAATATGAAATTAACTTTATGATTGTTCACCAAAACGCTGTATTACCTGTACCCAAGCTAGAAGTACCAAAAACATTTAGTCCAGATGTAAACCAAAGTAAAGATGCTTGGAAATTCCAGTTTAGACTACATCACGATATATTTGTACCAGATAATAAAGTAGATGGAATTTATGTTCATACTAAAGGCACAGCAATAAGTTAATAGACTAATATAATAGGGGAGTTAACGCTCCCCTTTCTAAGAGGTGATTAGATGATTATTAAAGATAGAGGAATTACTAAAGAAGTAACTCAAAAACAATATAATAACAAATACAAAGACTTAGGATATGAAATAGTTGAAAAAAAGAAAAAAATAAATGATATGACTAAAGATGAATTATATGAATTAGCACAAAAACAACAAATTGAAGGTAGGAGTGAAATGAGCAAGGCTGAACTATTGGAAGCCTTAAAGGAAGTGGTTTAATGGCTAATGTAGGTGAAGTCATTCAAAGATTATGGAGAAATTATAAACAACAACGAAGCAATTCATTTTACATTTATAATGGATTAGGTTGGAATATCAGTTATACTTTTCAGCTTAGCACAGGGGAAACTAAATATCTAGCATTTGAAACAGGTGAAGATTTAATCCACGCTACTAATCGAAGAACAAAATTTATTGCACTTGATAATCAATTGTTGGATTGTAGGGTAACAACTCTTAAAAACGCAATAGTTGATACACTAGGAACAGATATATCAGACATAACAATTTTTAATTCTGATTTAAATTCTGATAACGGTATAAATCTGACAATGTATGATGAAACAACAACTATAAGTGATGAAGGTACAGAAGCACCTTTCTCAAGTAGAATTATTGCAGACAGGCGGTCATCTGGACAAGAATTTATAACAGATCAATATATATTGAAGAAAAATGGAATTAGAGTGTTAAAATTTGAAAACTTAGGAGATGGAGATGTTGAAGTTGAATATGCTTCAACTGGTTATCAAGAAGAAGGTGATGAGAGATGAGTTACGCAACTACAACAGAATTAGCTGATTATTTAGGAGTAGAAGAAAGTGAATTGCCAGATGATGCTGATAGATTATTAGATAGAGCAAGCGAGGTAATAGACTATATTACATTAGGCAGAATAGACGAAAGTATTACAGAACAGGCAGATGCAGCTAAAAAAGCAACTATGGCTCAATATGAATGGTGGGCAGAAATAGGTGATGAATTAGGTTATCTTTCACAGATTAATTCCATCTCAATAGGTGAATTTTCTCTTGAAGGTGGTGCTAGTCAAAAAAGCATAAAACAAATTGCACCTAGAGCAGTTCAATCATTATTCTTGGCGGGTTTGTTGTACAGAGGTGTTAACTCACGATGAAATTACCAGATATAGTACAACCACATACAGTTACCATAGAAGAATATGAAGGTGAAGGTGCTTATGGGCCACAGTATAGTGATTCATACGAGGTAAATGGATATTATCAAGAGGAAAATAAGTATATAAGAAATGATGAAGGAGATGAAGTAACAAGTAGTTCACAATTTTTCACTTCTGCTGATATAAAACCACCGCAAAAAAGCAAATTAACATTTGACGGTAACGAAAACGAAGTAATGACAACTTCTGTTAAAAGAAATGCTATTACTGGCAAAATTTCACACGTACAGGTGATGTTATTATGACTTTTATCAGTAAGTATGATAAAGCAAAAGTTCAAAGCAAGTCTAAGATTAATAAAGCTATGTGGAAAGCAGCAGAAAACTTATTAGGTGAAGCAAATAAGTCAGTTCCCAATGATGAAGGTATATTGGAAGGAAGCGGTACTGTTACGCAAGAAGATTTACCCAGTCCTCAAACAGTATATAGTACAGCTAAAGCAGGAAAGGAAAACGCAGTTCATCCCTATAAAGTTGACCCCTTTGGTGAATCTACTTTTTTCATTTCATATAATACTCCTTATGCTATTAAATTACACGAATCATCACCAGGGGAATATAATTTCAGAGGCAAAGGACAAGCTAAATGGCTAGAAAAAACTTCTAAAAGAATATCTGGCAGGCTAGAAAAATGGGTAGCGAAGGAAGTGAGATAAATGTTATCAGAAAACTTATTACAATACTTAGCAGACAATATATCAGACCTAACTTTCGATAAAACAGGTACAACTGGAAACTTATTTGATAATGCTTTGCCAGATAAGCCTGATATAGCTGTAATGTTAGAAAATACAGGTGGCTTCCCACGAGATATGAGGAATAAAAATTATAAATTAGTTAGTATAAGATTTCTTGTCCGTGGTGATTTAGACCCACGCAACGCAAAAAGTTTGGCAATAGATATAATAGATGCGATAGGAACATTTGGTGGCAGTAAGTTTGCATCAACTAGCGATTACAAAATAATAAGTTGCCAAGCGACACAAGGATTCCCAATAAATATAGGTAGAGATGAAAATGGCAGGCATAGATTTAGTTGTAATTTTGAGTTAGAAATACAGGAGGTGTAATATGAGTTTAGGAAAACAATTAGCAAGAATATTTGAATTTAAAATTTTGAGTGATTATACAGTATGGTCAACAACTACAAGTTATGTAATTAATGATGTAGTAGAAAATGATAGTAGCTATTATGTTTGTATACAAGAACATACATCAACAACAGAAGATGAGCCAGGAACAGGTGTAAACTGGGAGGATTACTGGGAATTATTAGATGATGAGTATCTTCATATTTCTGGTATTAATTCATTCTCACCTTCGCAGGAAAAAAATGATGCCGATACTACTGACTTTGATAGTCAAGGTTGGATGGAACACATCGTAGCTTCGAGAGGTGTTAGTTTTGATGTAGAAGGTTATCATATAGAAGATGAAGAAACAGGATTAAGAGATGCAGGGCAAGAAAGAATAGAAGAAATAGGTCAGCTAGTAGCAAATGAAAGTATAATAGGATTAAGATTAATTAATCCTTCTGGGGAAAATATAGACTTTGATGTAAGTGTAGATGCTCCACAATTTGGGCAAAGTACAGGTGGAGGAAACGATGACCCAGCGGGTTGGAGTTGTACAATGACAGTTACAGGTGACCCAACAATATCATAGGAGGTATTTAAATGAGCTTAGGAAAACAATTAGCAAGAACGTTTGATTTTGAAATTGATGATGGCAGTGGTGGATTTGTGCAAATAAATGGAATTACTTCATTTTCACCTTCGCAGGAAAAGAACGATGCTGACACAACTACTTTTGACAGTGAGGGTTGGATGGAGCATATTGTAGCATCACGTGGAATGTCATTTGATATGGAAGGTTACCATATAGAGGATGAAGCAGATGGTAGTCGTGATACAGGACAGGAAAGAATAGAAGAAATCGGACAATTAGTAGGAAATGGTAGTGTAGTACCTTTCAAACTGACAAGTCCAGGCGGAAACACTATATCGATGGAAGTAAGTGTGGATGCACCAATGTTTGGGCAGTCAACAGGTGGAGGAAATGATGATCCGGCCGGTTGGACTGCAACACTAACAGTCAGTGGAAAACCAACAACATCATAGGAGGCTAAAATATGGCAGATAAATATATAGATTTTGATGAATATAGAGCAGAAAAAGAAAAAGATAAACTAATAATTAACGCATTTGAAGAAGAATTAGAATTACCAACTTCACCAAAGCTAGCAGTTATGGAAAAGCTAATAGGTATGAAAAATGAGAAAGGCAAAGATGCAGATATACCAGAAAAAGAAATATTTGAAATGCTTGAATCTTTGCTAGGAAAAGAACAATTACGTAGATTAATAGACAATGGAATAACTGTCGATGGTGCAGAATGGTTACTTATGCAGATTTGGGAACAATATACTCCTTCGCAGGAAGATGATACAAAAAACAAACCTTCGACATCGCAGAAAAGTGGGGATTAATAGAAGCTGACTTTCAGCGAGAGTATGGAATTAATTTAGCGGCGTCGGATATGAGTTGGCGTCGCTTTCTTGTTCTATTACGTGGTCTGTCAGTTGATTCTTTACTTGCGATGTCGACAGAAAATAATGATACCCAACAGGAAGAATTTGAAAGTGATGAAAAAGCAGAACAAGCATTGTATAATATGTTAGGCGTAAGAAAGTAGGTGATTAGATGGCAGTTGAAGTAGGACAATTATATCAAACCTTAGAATTGCGAGATAAAAAATTCAATAAGAGTATGAATAATGCTGAAAAGAAAACTGGCAAATTTTCTAAAATGTTAGGTGGATTAGGTAAAGTTGCAGCAGCAGGTGCAGCCACAGCAGGTGCAGCATTAGCAGGTATAGGTGCAAAAGGTATACAATCATTTCAAAAGTATGAGAAACAAATGAATGAAGTATTTACTTTAATGCCTAATGCTAGTGAAGAAGCACAACAAAAAATGAGTGCTGATTTGCAAAAGTTTTCAGAAGAAATGGGAGTAATGACAGATAAGGCAGCCCCTGCATTGTATCAAGCTATTTCAGCAGGTGTTCCCAAAGATAACGTATTTACATTTATGGAACAGGCACAAAAAGCTGCAGTCGGTGGTGCTACTGAATTACAAACCACAGTTGATGGATTAAGTTCAGTTGTGAACACTTACGGAAAAGAGCAAGTTAATGCAGCAGAGGCTTCCGATCTAATGTTCACGGCAGTTAAGCAAGGTAAAACTACATTTGAAGAATTATCAGCTAATATGTCTGACGTTGCACCTATCGCTTCAAGTATGGGAATAGAATTTAGCAACGTGACAGCAGCATTATCAACAATGACAGCACAAGGTGTACCAACAGCTAAAGCTACTACTCAATTAAAGCAAGCTA